CATTGGTTCTTGCATTGGTTGTTGCATTGGTTCTTGCATTGGTTGTTGCATTGGTTCTTGCATTGGTTGTTGCATTGGTTCTTGCATTGGTTGTTGCATTGGTTCTTGCATTGGTTCTTGCATTGATTCTTGTATTGGTTCTTGTGATGATAAATAACTAGATTCATCTCTAATATTTTCACTTGATATATCAGTATTTTCTTGAATTGGTTGTTCGCTACTATTGTTAAAATTAGTTTCTTCTTTATTTACTTGTTCAAAATTATCTTGACTTGATGGTTGAGTTATTTCTGAACTAACTCTAATATCATCTTCTTTTTCTTGGTCTTCTTTTTCTTGGTCTTCTTTTTCTTGGTCTTCTTTTTCTTCATCTTCTTTTTCTTGGTCTTCTTTTTCTTGGTCTTCTTTTTCTTGGTCTTCTTTTTCTTGGTCTTCTTTTTCTTCATCTTCTTTATTATTGGTTATTGTATTTTCCATCTCTTTATTTAAGTTAGCAATTCTATTTAAATCTCTATTTAGAAGCTGTGTATAAAGGATTTTTTTATATATTTCTAATCCATCTATAAAATCTTTATTGCATTGTAAATATAGCTCAGTAATAATTACTTTTGTAGAATCAGCAATTGAATTTAACTTTATTTCATTTAATTCTCTATTTACTATAGGATATGTTTCACCAGTACTTTTATGTTCAATAAATTCAAATAATTTTTTAAGATTATCTTTTAAATCTCTATAATATTTTCTTGTATTGTTTAACATTTTTTTTATATGTTCCGCATATTTTATAAATAATAATTTAGTTTCATCACTTTCATAATCAAATTTTATATCATATTTACAACTATCAAGTTCTTTATTATAATCTACTAATTTTATATCTTTGAAACGTTGTGCTTCAAATTCTTTACTTTTTTCAGTAATACCAAACGTATCTGTAATATTACGAAAAATATTATTACTAACAATAGACTTATTTAAATCTTTTCCAGAAAAGGTTTCTTGAAATTGTTTCACCAAATCTTTATATTTTAATTTAGATTCTTCACTCATAATATACTTACTATTTTCAAAATCGTATTTGTCTTTGAATAAATCTTCTAAATCAGATATACCAACCTCATCAAATAAAGATGGAGTATTTTCATTTATTTTACATATGTTAGGTTTTGTTGTATCTTCTAATTCTATTTCTTCCTGTTGTTCTTCTTGATAATTATCATTTTCAAATTCATTATCTTCTTCATTATCTTGTTCATAATTATCATTAAATGAATCTTTCATTTCTTCTGTTTCTTGCTGTTCCATAGGTTGTTGTATAGAATCATTCATAGGTTCTTGCATTGAACCATATATAGGTTGTTCCATTTGTTGTTCCATAGATTTATTTGCTTCATTATTTTCACTATTAATCATCATTGGACTTTCATTTATAATTGGTTCTTTATCACCACCATTTTGTTTATCTTCATCATTGTATTTAATAAGGTCTTCATTATATTTTTCAACAATTTGAAATAATAATCTAATTCTTTTATCGCATAAATTATCAAATTGTTTTAAATCTTTTTTCTTATTACCATATTCGTCTACATCATCTACATCATCTACATCATCTACATCATTAATTCCAATATTATATAATTGAAAAATATCAAGATTGTCTATTTCTGAAACATAAATAGGATTCAAAGTTTTAACAATACTACTATAAACTTGTGATAATTTAATATAAAATTTTGCAATACCCTCGCATAATCTATTTTTTTTTGTTAATTGTCTAGGTTTTAAATCTTGATTTTTAGGAATAACAATAACTTCAGAATTATCTAGATAATTTTTTATTAATCCTTGTTCTTGTCTTTGCTTAATGTGTTGGATATCAACAAAATTAAAGTTTTTATCAAACTGTTTACGAGTAAAAACTTCCATATTTTTACACTTATCTTTATCAGTTAAAGACATTAATTCTTTAAAATTTAAAGTAGTAATATAATGAGCTGCAATGATATCTATTTTTTTAAGTAGACTAAATTTAGTATTTTCTGTTTTTTCTACATTTGATTGAATATTTCCCATATATATTATATAATTACAATAAAATTGACTTTAAATTTTAACAACTCATTAAATATAATAATGGAAGGCAAAAAAACAAAAAAAAAGAAATGTACATCTATAAATAAAAAACATTTATGGAACCAATTTGAAAATGAAATAAATCCTAAATCTAAAATAGAATGTCTTTATCGTAAATGTGGAGAAAGAGAATTTTGTGAAAATTGTAATCATAGTTTAGCTTTTACAGATGAAGGATTTTTGACTTGCACAAATAATGATTGTGGAATAATATATAAAGATGTAATTGATAATAGTGCAGAATGGAGGTTTTATGGTGTAGATGATAATTCAATGAGTGACCCCACTAGATGTGGTATGCCTATTAATCCATTATTATTAGAATCATCATATGGTTGTAGAGTAATAAATAGCAGTAATGCCAGTTATGAAATGAGAAAAATACGAAGATATACAGAATGGCAATCTATGCCCTATAAAGAAAAATCGCAATATGATGAATTTCAACATATAACCATGATGGCAAATAACGCTGGTATTTCTAAATATATAATAGAAGATGCTATCCGATATCATAAAAAAATATCAGAACATAAAACATTTAGAGGAATAAATAGAGACGGTATAATAGCTGCATCTATTTATGTGGCATTTAGAATAAATAAAACACCACGTACACCTAAAGAAATTGCAAATATATTTAATTTAGATAATACTGGAGCAACAAAAGGTTGTAAAAATGCATTATCAATTATAAATGTTATTGAAGAAAATTTAACAAATGATGAAAAAACAGATTTTGGAAAAACAAATCCAGAATCATTTATTGAAAGATATTGTAGTAAATTAAATATAAATAAAGAATTAACAAAATTATGCCAATTTATTGCTAAAATAATAGAAACTAAAAATTATATTCCTGAAAATACACCACATTCAATTGCTGCTGGAATAATATTTTATGTTTCTCAAAAATGTAATGTGAATATTTCAAAGAAAGACGTTCACACTACAACCGAAATAAGTGAAGTCACCATAAATAAATGTTTTAAAAAATTAGAAAATCTAGAAATAACATTAATTCCAAAATCAATAATGAATAAATACAAATAAATTATATTTATATTAATTATGTTTCCTGAAGTTATATTTATTATACCTTATAGAAATAGAGAACAACATAAAGAGTTTTTTTTATATTACATTCAAAAAATATTAAAAGATGTAAAGTATCATTATGAAATATATTTTTGCCATCAATGTGATAATAGAGAATTTAATCGTGGTGCAACAAAGAATATTGGATTTACATTTATAAAGAATAAATATCCTGATAATTATAAAAATATTACATTAGTTTTTCATGATATAGATACTATGCCTTACAAAGAAAATATTATAAATTACCCTACTGGTAAAAATAATGTTAAGCATTTTTACGGATTTAATTATGCATTGGGTGGAATAGTATCTATTAATGCAGAAGATTTTGAAAAAATTAATGGTTTCCCTAATTTTTTTGGTTGGGGAATGGAAGATAATGTTTTACAAAATAGATGCACCAAAAACGAATTACATATAGATAGAAGTAATTTTTTTGAAATAGGAAATCATAATATTTTGCATATTTTTGATAGTTATATTAAAAAATATGACCCAGTTGCAGTTACAAGAACATTGAAAGAAGATAACGATGGAATTTCTACCTTATATAATGTCAATTATAATTGTGAAAAAAAAGATAATCATTTTATGTTAAATATTTTGACATTTGAAGGTTTATACAAGGAAAATATTAATAGTTTAAAAGAACATGATTTAAGAAAAGGTAATCAATTACATGCTAGAATCAGTCATAATAGGAAAAGATTTAATAAAATGTTTTTAATGTAGAGCATTGGTAATACAATTTAATATTTTATATCTATTAATATTAAATGATGCATTTTCTTTCTTTTTTTTCAGTTTTATCATATTTTCACAATAAAAAATATTTAAAAATTGCTCATAGAGGATATTGGTATAATAAAAAACTACAAAATACAATTGAATCTTTTAAAAATGCAATTGAAAAAAAATTTAATATGATAGAACTTGATATTCAATTATGTAAATCTGGAGAAATTGTAGTTTACCATGATTTATATATTGAAAATAAGTTTATAAAAGATATTGATTTGGAAGATTTACCTGATTATGTCCCTACCATTGATAATGTTATTCAAAATATTAATGTTAAAGAAATACCATTATATTTAGATTTAAAAGGAGATACATATTTATCAAATAAATTATATAATTATTTAGTACCAAAACATATTGATTTACTAGATAATTTATATATTGCTAGTTTTAATACATATCATTTAGAAATTTTTAAAGAATCACCATATAATTTTAAACTTGGATTTATAACTCAGAATTGCTTACAATATAATGAATTAAAACCTATATTAAAAGATTTGAATTTCATTTGTGTTCATTGGTCAATGTTAAATAAAGATTTTGTACATAATTGTAATTTACTTAATGTTAAAGTATTTACTTATACGTGTAAAGATGATATTATTCATAATTCAATTAAAGAATATGATATTGATGGTATTGTTTCTGATATTATTCTAAATGATGATTAATCAATTATTTCTATATTATTTAAGACAAAAAATACCAAGTAAAATAAGCATTATTCATTAACTCTTTTGTCTTTTCTAAGGATATTTCATTATTTTTCGTTTTGCTCATAAATGATTCAAATACACATTTTGAACGACATAACCTTGCTATAAAACCTAATGTCATGACTACTAATAAAAATAAAAATAAATTTAATAAATTCATTTTTTCAAAAATGTTTAATGATTTTTGTAATATATATATTATTAATACGTATCCAATTGAGTGTATTACAACTGAAAATAAAACATCACTTGACATTAATCTTGTATAACTACTCTTTGGGTCAGTTGTTTCTAAATAAACATCGTTTAACCATTTCATCATATAATTATTCTATAGATTTTTATATTTCTAGATTTGTTATATTTATAAAACATTTTCCTTGTAATGGATTTCTTATTTTATCTTCTTCATTTTCATCTTCTTTATTTGTTTTTAAATTTCGGATTATTTTATAATTTTGTTTTTTATAAAATGCTCTTCTTTTATAATACTGTTTTACAAATAAATCGTGCTTATCAACGACATCAATTACAGTAGGTGAACCGTGCTCACTTCTTAATATACGTCCAACACTTTGAACTATATCTGTTTTTGGTGTTGCCATTACTAACGTATTTAAACTTTTTATATCAAGACCTTCACTCGCCATTGAATATGTTGCAATTATTACTTTTTTTGATTCACTTTCTTTTAATTCTTCTTTTTTCATTCCACCAACATAATAACCAACTGAAGATATATTTCTACTATCTATCGCATTATACAAATAATTTAGCAATGATTTATTATGACCTAATACTATTATATGTTTGTTATCATTTATTTTTAATTCATCTTTTATTAATTTTATTATAAATTCACTTCTATCATCACAATCACATAGCTTAGAAATCATAGTACTATATTGAGGATTACCACGAAAATCATATTTTATTTCATTAAATTCTTCGTCATCATTTTTATAATCATATGCCTTTACTATTACATTTGCATTTGATGTATCCCTTTTTTCTTTATGTATTATATCTCCTATAAACATTTTAAATACTTTAGTCAGACCATCTTTTCTATCCATAGTTGCACTCAAACCTAATACATATCTTGTTACTATTTTAAATAAAGCTTGGCAAAATACTTCTGCCCCTAAATGATGAACCTCATCTATTACTGTAAATCCAAAACTCTCAAATGTACTTTGTTCATATGATTTCATAGATAATGATTGCAACATACCGATTACTATTGATTTACCTTCTATATCTATTTTTTTTCCTTGAATTTTTCCTATTGATGCTTCCGGTAAAAATTCTTGTATTCTTTCTATCCATTGGTCTACTAAAAATTCTTTGTGAACTATTATTAATGTTTTTACATTTAATCTGCTTATGATATTTAAAGCCATTATTGTTTTACCCATTCCTGTATCTATTTCTAGTAAACCACCACCCTCATCTTTTACGTAATCTACATATTTATTAACTATTCTTTCTTGATAATCACGTAATTTTCCATTAAAATTTAAATTTATTTCTTCACCTCTTTTTATTTTTAAAGGCGGGTCTTTCAAAAAATGGTCTATTCCATAAAATCTGGGTAAATAAAATTTATTTTTACTTTCACGATAAATTGGAAAGGGATAGCTTTGAATTACTGATTTAGGAATATAAGCTTTTACCATTAATTCATTTCTTATTTTTTCTTCTTGTTCAATTGGTATTATTGATTTAGAAATTGTATATCCTTTTTGTCCTAGGTATATATCCATGTTTTTATTTATTAATTTATTTTTACATATTTTCAATTTTAAAATTAAAAAATATTATTATAACATATATGAAAATTGTTGAAAATATTAAAAACTCTATTAAAAATCCAACAATGCTTAATTTAGTATTAATTGTTATATTCATTATTTATTTACTTATTGATTTTGAATTACCTAATAATGTTAATGAAATTATTAGTTCACCTTTTGGTACTATTTTAGTCATATTATTTGTATTATCACTTGTATGCACTAAAAATCCTCTAGTTGTTATTTTAGGTATATTATTTGGTTATGAACTTGTTAGAAGAACTACTTTGAGCGTTGGTGTTCCACCAATGAGCGGATATTTACCACCTTTAACTAAACCTAGAAACATCAAATTTCTTTCTCCTGAAAAATCTTTAGAAGAAGAAATGGTTGATGAATTATTACCATTAACCAGTGGTCCAAAAAAACAACCTAAATATGCTAGTATTACACCACCAACACACAATGCTTCATCTATTACAGATAAAACTACTCTTTAATTTATAACATTACTAATTTTATAATATTACTAATGTTAATATCTTTTATTCTGAATTCACTTTACTTTTTCCAAATGCTGAACCAATACCATAACCTATTACTGCAAAAATAGTAAATCCTAATAGTATATAACTAAAATCTTGACTTTTTTTTGCACTTGTTCTTGAAAAATTAAAATCTTTTGATTTTACTTCTATTACTGTACCATCACCACCTGTAGGTTGACATTCTAAATATAAACCACTCATTATTATATATATTATAATAGAAAATACTTTACTTATATTTACTTATATTTACTTATAAATATCAAATAATATATCTATTTATGTATATAAGACATGAATTTATCTAGAAATAAAATAAAAAAATTATATAAATCAAAAAAACAAAGTGCCAAAAATTACAAAAATAAGAAGAATAAAAAAAACCTAAAAAAAAATAAAAATAATTTTAGTAAAAAAAGAAAGGGTGGTAAAAATCTTCGTGCTAAAACATTTAAAAAAAAAATAATGATAGGTGGTAAATCTTATATGACACAATTCCATAAACATGAGTTAAAATTAGAAAATGTTCCTGATAAAAATGGTAATTTAAATAAAGATGATATTATAAACGCTTTAAATAAATCTTTAAATGGTAATGTATCTGATACTGAAAAAGATAGATATAAAAGCTTTAAAGATTATCTAAATAGTAGTGATAATAATGTATTCAAAGAAGATACATTTGACAATATTGGAATTCTTACTAATTTAGTTAATAAAGCAAATATTGGTGGAGATATTGGTGAACTTAATTTAAAAGATGGATTATTTCGTGGATATAAATTTAAAGCCGCCATTTTATGGGATAGTTCAGAAAAATCAATGAGTATAAAAGAAAATGAATATGAAAAATGCAATAATGAACATAAACCATACTTTAATTTTTTAATAAAAGATAAAAATTATAATAATCTCATGCATATGGCTTCTGATGATGATTTAGTTAAAAATAATTTTTATAAATCTATAAATTATCATACTGATGGCGGTAAAGGAGGGGTTGGTGGTTCATATAAATATGCCAATGAACATATATGTAAAATGCTTTTATCTAAAAATAAAGATTGTGATACACCATTCCATAAATTATTTAAAAATAAGTTAGATATGTTAGAATATATTATTTATCCTCATTTTACATTAGATGTTTGGAGGGATGAAAATATAAAAAATATAAATGACAAAGAGTTGAATTATGAAAAAAAGAAAAATGACAAGGGAGAAATAGGATCACTACAAACAATATTCATTGAAACTGTTTGTAAATTAATTTGGGGAAAAAATAATAGTTCTGAAGTTGTAATTGTTGGTAATAATCAAATAATATCAAATGAAAATGTAAGTTTAGATAACAATAGTAAAGAAGACAAAAATAAATACTACGAAATATTAGGATTAAAACCAGGTGTACGTGATGAAGATATTAATAAAGCTTTTAGAAAACTTTCATTTACATATCATCCTGATAAAAATAAAAATTCAGACGAATCAACAGCAAAATTTCAAGAAATAAATGAAGCTAGACAAAAATTATTAGGACAAACTGGTGGTAATGCAATAGAATATTTATTTGTTAATAAAAGAAATGAAACTATTTTACAAACATTACTTTATAATCCTCCTGATGACAACGATAGTGAAAAAGTAAAACATTTTAAAAGAGCACTTGCATTTTTGTATTATTGTATATTTAATAATGGAAATTTCAAAATAGCAAATTTATATTTATTTTTTAATGAAAAATGTATTTTGAATAAATTATTAGAAATTGCGATTAATTACGAAAGTGAACATGCATTATATTTGTTTAACCTAATTATTAGTAATAACTTTAGAGATATAAATAAAACAAATAATAATGATACTAGACATAGATGGATTATAGATGCTTTTACAAAACTTTATGAAGAAAAAGATTTTAATGAAGCTAGTGAAGAATTTAAAAAAGCACAAATTGAAGTCATCAAAAGCTATATTCAATATTTTAAAAATAATTATAAAACAATACAAAAAATAAATATACTATCAAAAATAGAATTTGGAAAATCTATTGCTAAACAGTTCAATAGTTCTAATAATGATGAGTATTTTAAAGAGGCAATAAAGATTTTTGATATAGTTGAAGATATGAAACTTGGAATGGATTTTTATAATAATTTAGATGAACAAGGGTATGATAAAATTATTAATTCTAAAGATAAACAACAATTATTAATATCTATTTTAAAAGCAACAGATGAAGAAGTTGTTCAAAAATATAAAACTTTTTATGAGCTTATGACAATATTTAACAAAAATATAATATCAAAAGAACAACTTGAAAAATTTAAAGATGAATTTATTAGTAAAATATATAATGAAGGTAATAATTTGATTGAAAATTCATCAAATGCTCTTATAGAAAATCAAGAAGGTGGAAATAAAGAAAGTGAAGATAATATTAATTTTCTAGCTATGGATAAGAAAGATTTTGAAAATATTTTTAATCAATTAATTGAGAATTTTGATAAATTCTTTTCTTCAAAACCTGTTAAAAAATTATCTAAGGAAGAGAAAATAGATACAATAAAAGATTTACAAATATATTTAGTATTATTTTATAGAAATTTACAAAACACAATAGGTGATGAAAAAAAATTAAATAAAATTATAATTGATAATAATTTACAACCAATACGAGATATTTCAAATAAATTTTTACAAACTGCAATGAGTGGTGGTTTTAGTGGTGATTTTAGTGGTGGTGGTAATCCGTTTACTAAGCCTAATATATTTGATACATATGATGTTATTACACCTGTAAAAGATGCAGCAATAACTTTAAAAGAGGAAAATAAAGCTAAAAAAGAGATAGAAAGAATTACGGATAAAGTAGAACAAGAAAAAGGTACTAAATCAAGTAAAACGTCCGATATTGAAATAATTTTTAAAAAAAAAGAACCTGAAGAACTTGGAGAATCTAAAAAGAATAAAAAAGCAGGAAAAGGAGAACATATTTTAAATTTTATTCTAGAATTTAAAGATTTTAATAGTGATAAACTTTTTCCAGAAAGTATTCCGAAAATAAAATATTTTGAATCTATTAATAAATCAAAAGCAGAGAGATATATCTTAATAAATGAATTAAGTAATAAAAGTGAAAAAGCAGATATTTACAATATACAGGAAGAAAATCAAATTGGAATTAGTATATCACTTGATTTAAAAAAAGAAAATACAGATGGCAAAAATACAGATGGCAAAAATACAGATGGCAAAAATACAGATGGCAAAAATACAGATGGCAAAAATACAGATGAAAAGTATACATCTAAGTTTATAATTCGTGATGTTAAAACTTGGACAAAAAGATATCCTTATAAAGACATTATTGAACAAATAATTGCAAATATAAATAATAATAACGATAATAGTGAAAAAATGGATTTTAATGTTAATAATGAAAGTTTAGCTAGTAAAAAAACTAAAGAAGATGCTGCTGCTACAACTACATCTACTACACCTACACCTACACCTACACCTACAAGTACAACTACAACTACACCTCCACCTACAACTACACCTCCACCTACAACTACACCTCCACCTACAACTACACCTCCACCTACAATTCAACCTACTGTTGATAAATCTAATAATAAAAATAATATTAGTAAAAGTATAATACCTACAAATACACCTACACCACCACCTACACCTCCAACTACACCTACTAAAAATACCACTAATAATAACCAACTTGACTATCTTAAAAAAAGTAATAAATTATTTAATAAAAAAAAATCAAGTGAATCAACAGAAATAACGACTACATCTTTAAATCAATTAAAAAATAAAGATAATAAATATTTAAAAATCCCTTTTCTTAACTATAAACAAAATGATAATGAAATTGTTTTTAAATTAGATGATAATAAATTCAGAGAAATATTAATATCGAAACAAATTTCAAATAATTCCAAAGACACTATTGTGAATAGTTTAGTACCAATATTTAAAATTGAAGAAAATGCAACAAAAAAAAATATAAAGGATAAAATAAATAAACATATAAATGAAATTAAAATAAATATAGAAAATAATATTAATTTAATTGAAGAATTAATTACTAAAAATATTAGTGTGAAACAAGCAGATAATACAATTAAATATACAAATTTAAATAATTTAAATAAAAGACTTATAATTTATGTATTATATAATACCTATAATGGTTATAGAATAGGACAAATTATAGAAAATAAGAGTGAACCTATAGAAAATAAGAGTGAAGCAGAATATGCAGCTTTTGTAACGATAAATAATGAAAAGAAAATAGAAAACCCAGTTAGAATAGAAATAATGAATGTAATTTTAAATGAATTAGATGAAAAGAATGATAATGTATTAATAAAAAATGTTATTAATAAACATGTTAATATATATATAAAAAGTAGAAAAGGAGGTACAAAAAGGAATAAAAAGAGATTTGGTGGTACAAAAAAGAAAGTTAACTATAAAAAAAAGAACAAAAGTGTAAAAAGAGGAAAAAGAGGAAAAATAGGAAAAAAAGGAGGTACAAAAAAGAATGCACAAGATAAAAATAAAAAGATGAAACTAAGTG